TGTAGTTAGGCCAGGAGGGCCTACTTTTTTATCGCTAGCGCAGAACGAGTTAGATCGAAAAGTAAATAATGTAGTAAATCCTCCTAAAAGTAGCCAAAGAAGTACAATGTCTAGACTAGGAGGCTTGGCGGGAGGAGCAGCAAAAAACTTTGGTAAAGCAGTGGTAGGAGGAGGAGTCATTGGACTAGGGATAACAGCTCTTATGGCAGCTTTGGACGAGCTAACTGCTGTATTTATTACTAATGCTAGAAAACTTGATGCCGCTCTCACTGACCTTAATATAGTTAAAGGGCAGACCACTAAAGACTTTGGAAAAAGTTCTCCGCTAGGACTAGCTAATCGGATTGCTCTTAAGGGAACTCCAGAAGAAGACAAGTTTGGAGATGATTTTGATAAATTAGGTCGTCTGAGTAAAGCGCAAGAAAAGAGTGTAGATTTTCTAACTGAGTTTGTTCAAGAGAGAGGGCAAACTAATTTAACTAGTAAATTTCTTAAAAATACTGACGAAAATTTAATTGTTTCTATCTTTCAAGCCCCTCAAGAACAATTAGATAAGTTCTTCGAGATCCTTGTTGATTTTGATAAATTAACACAAGATCAAGCTGATAAGATTCAAGCTGAGGCTAAAAAACTTGTCGAAGTAATGAACGCTCCTACATTCTTTAATACTACTTTAGCTCTAGGTAAAAAAAATGTTGATAAAGGCAAAGGACTAGCACAGAAAGCAGAGAAAGCAACAAAAGAGCTTGAAAAATTTGTAGGAAACATTGGTTTAAATTTAGAGAATATAAGCGAAACAATAGTTGTAGCACAGGGCAAAAAGTCCGCAGAAGAATTTTCTAAGAAAGTTGGGAATAGTGTGAGCGAAACACGTATTAAGATTAGAGACTCTCTGGCTAAATTATTAGCCAACGAGATAGACTCTAAAAACTTTAACTCTGTTTTCTCATTAATTGAAGAAGCGAGCGGGATAGAACAAGTTAATAGTCGAATTAAAGCAGGAGAACAAGTTAGAAAGTCTGAGTTTTTCTTAAAGCTACAAGAAACTACCGCAGCTTTAAGAGAGAAGTTCTCTCCTTTTAGTGCTATACTTAAAGATCTTGACGATGCAGAAGCAGTTATAACTAAAGCTTCAGTGGCTACAAAAGGGTTTAGTGGAGAGAGTCTTTTAGAAATGGTAGAGCAGGCAGATAAAACGAGACTCGAATTTGCCTCCATCATGGAAAGTAACGTAAAAGAATTTATAACTAAATCAAAAGGTGAGCTTACTCCTAAACAGCTAACCGCTTTAGAAGATCTTCAGAAAGCTCTAGCTACGCAAACAAATAATCTTGACGCTTTAACGGAAGATTTTAATCTCGTGGGAGATACTACTGCTAAATTTATTAAAGAAGCAAAAAGTAAAACAAAGAGTTTTAATGACAAGCAAAAAGAATCTTTAGGTACTCTTGCCAAGATGAATGAGAGGCTTAAAGACCTATCCTTAAATGAAGGAGAAACGGCAGAAGATCTAATTTTGAACTTAAGTAATACTCTGAAGCAAGTTGCCGAAGTTTTCCCTGACGAAGTCTCTTCAAGTACTCTTGTAACTACCGCACAGGATTTAGAAAGTAAGGTGGGAAATCTCACAGAGGCGTTTGAAGCTACCAAACAAGCTGCTGCTACGGTTCGGACGGAGATAGAGGAGGTAGGCCCTTTAACAGCTAATGTGCAAAGTTTCAGTGACTTTATCTCCGTACTAAATGGTTCTATAGAGCAATCTAAGTCCAATCAAAAAGCCTTACTAGAAGTAACTAAAAGATTATTTGGAGAAACTACTCCTTTTGTTGAAAACCTTAAAGGAATTTTTACTACTTCAATTAAAACCTTAACTCCTGAGCAAATTACTAGTAAGAGCCTTGAACTTAAAGATACTCTCTTGAGTATGATAGACTCCTTTAAAAAACAGGCAGCAGAAATTATTTCTAAAAGCGCAAACCTAGATATAGATCTGTCAAAAGTAGATACAGTAGAGCTATTTAATCTAAAACAGTTAGATCTAAGCGAATTACCTACAGCTTTAATTAAGCTAGTAGAAGATAGCGGACAGACTCTGTCAGACGATCAAAGAACTAAGATAGAAGAAAATGCATCCAGTCTAAGCGGGATTTTAGGATCATTAGCAGGAGTACTTGACCTTATATCCTTAAACGGTCTCCAAGTTACTGATACTTTTAAGGAGCTAAACGCTGCCTCAGCAAAGCTTTCAGCCGAAGCTTCATTGGTTACAGGAAGCTCTCAGATTGACACGGGTTTTATACAAAATGCTAACCGTTTAGAACGAGCAGACCCTTCAAATGCTACCTTTAGACGAAAAACTTTCGGAGGAGGAGAAAGCTTAGTCGATGAAGGAGGTCTAGATACAAGTTTAGCTAAACAAGCAGCATTTAATCAAGAGTTTGGAGGACTTCAAACTATTGAAGATCAGATTGCTGCTAGAGAAAGAGAAGCGGATAGCTTAGATAAGATTCGAAAATCCTATGAAGCCATCGGAAACGCAGATAAAGCTAAGATTCTAGATCTTCAAATTCAAAGCGACAATTTACGTATTACTAATAGTGTAATAAGAGAGCAAATAGCCTTACAACAATCTTTAGAAGGAGTAGTTCAAGGACTTTCTTTATCTATTAAGAAAGCTAATCAAGATGCCACTAATTTTGCTCAAATAGGAGTCAGATTAGGAAATACACTTACACAAAGTTTTACTCAAGCTTTTTCTAGCGTTGTATCAGGGTCTCAGAGTGCCTCTGGTGCTTTCAGATCTTTTGCTGTATCTGTCATGGACATGATGGCTCAGATGGCTATGCAAGCAGCAGTTACAGGGATGCTTAATTTAGTTGTGAGTGCTTTTGGAGGTATAAACTTTGGAGGTAGCGCAGCTGCCTCTCCTACAACAGGAGGTATAAGGGCAGCCGCTAACCTTCCTTCTGTAGGGTCACCTTATGGAGTCAGTTCTATTTCAGGTAGTACAGGCCCTAGTTCTATTATCCCAGGTATTATAGGCACTAGATCTATAGGAGGTTCAGTAATGGGAGGAGCCTCTTACTTAGTAGGAGAGCGAGGCCCAGAGTTGTTCAGACCTAATACTAGCGGAAGTATAGTATCTAATAGTAGAATGGGGAATATGTCTGGAGGAGGAGCTACTAATATTTCTATCGTTATTAATGAAGCTGACGGAACTAGAACTACTAATACTGAGGGCTCAGATAACCCAGAGCTAGCTAAAGACTTGGGTAGACAAGTAGACGCTTTAGTAACTCAAAGACTAACGAAAGAAAGGCAACAAGGAGGAATGTTTAGATAATGGCTGATTGGAATGTAGCTTGGGAGTCGTCTCATGGATCTTCTGTGGAAGAAGAGCCTCTAGTAATTACTAGTAAATTTGGAGATGGTTATGAACAGAGAAGTCCTGACGGAATCAATAATAGTTTACGTAAATTTTCTTTAGTTTTTAAAAAAGTGCCAGAAGCTCAGATGAAAGCGATGAGAGATTTTTTAAGAAGTAAAGGAGGAGTCACTCCGTTTACCTTTACTCCTTACTTTCCTTTAGATACAGATAGTAGCGGAAACACAGTACAAGTTTTAGTGGTTTGTCGCAAATTTACTTTTAAAGCTATGGACTTTAATTGCTTCAGCACTACTCTAGTGTTTGAAGAAGTTATAGGATAAACCTTTAATATTAAAGATTCATGGACGAAGAGATAATACAAGAAGCTAGAAAACTTAATCCTTCCACTTTGATAGAAGTTTTCGAACTAGATACTATCGATTTAGGTTTTGATTTAACTCTTAGGTTCTATAATGGTAGAAATATGCCAGGAGCTCAGAATGCAGCTACTCCTCCTACGGGGATTGCACCTTTTCAAGGAGGAGTTATAGAGTGGCAAGGAGTTCAGTATCAGCCTTTGCCTGTTGAAGCTACGGGATATGAGCAGAGTCTAGATGGAAGACCCGCTAGACCTAAACTAAGTTTCGCTAATAACGCTTCTACAGGGTATAATATTTATTCAGGGTTTTTAGTCAGATACAATGATTTTATAGGAGCTAAGATTACTAGAAAAAGAACTTTTTTAAAATACTTAGACGCTAATAATTTTCCTGATGCTGCTTATATGACTGCTAACGGAATAGTTCCTGACCCGAATAAGTATCTGCCTAGCGAAGTTTTTTATATACAACAGAAAGTCTCCGAAGACAAAAACTTAGTAGAGTTCGATTTATCTTCTTTGATAGAAATGGACGGTATAGTATTACCTTCAAGACAGATTACAGGGAGTACATGCATGTGGAAGTATAGGGGCTTTGGATGTGGTTATATAGGCCCTCCACGTAGTAAAAGAAATGGAGATAAATTTTCACAGACTATTGTAGAAGACGCTAGTAAGAATAAAGGAGAGTATGTAGACCAGATGAACTACAGTGTAGATGAGTATGTTTACGTATGGGAAAAAGTATATAGTGCTTCTAATAATTCTCGTAATAGAAAAATTTTCTTTGTATGTAAACAAGCTGTTACAGGAGTTGCCGCAGGGCAAACAAATGAAGCAGCTCCTCCTAATGCTGCTTTCTGGGATATCGATGAATGCCCTAGAACTCAAGGAGGAAGTGGGTGTTCTTGTCGATTTAAGAAAGGGGCTCTTCCTTTTGGAGGATTTCCAGGTACAGGAAGGTATGCTTTTTCATGAAAACTCTTTATTCAGAATTTATTAAAGTTTCCGAAGAAGCCTATCCTAATGAAGCTTGTGGTTTTATTATTAAAAAAGAGTCTTCTTCTAAAGCTTTTTTGCGTTTGTGTGTAAACGAAGCAGAGAAGCCTACCCAAGAGTTTAAAGTTTCTCCTAAAGAATACTTAGCGGTAAAAAAAGAAGGGAAGATAGTTGCTATCTTTCATAGTCATCCTAATTTCTCTGCTCATCCTTCAGACGCAGATAAAAGAGTCTCAGAAAATTTAGATTTACCCTCTTATATATGTAGCTATCCTCATCCTGAGATTTGTGTGTATGAACCTAATGGGTACGTTCCTCCTATGGTGGGACGAGTTTTCTCTTTTGGAATTAATGATTGTTATACTCTTGTAAGAGACTATTTTAAGCAAGAGCTTAACCTCATGTTAGCAGATTACGAAAGAGAAGATTACTTTTGGGAAAGAGGAGAAGACTTATACTTAGACAACTTCGCTAAAGAAGGTTTTAAAGAGGTGGATGATGGTTTGACAAATCTTAAAAAACATGACTTGCTCCTTTGTTGTATAGAGTCTACCTTACCTAATCACGCAGCCATATATTTAGGAGACGGAAACATTTTGCACCATATTAATAATCGCCTTTCAAGTAAACAACCTCTCTCTTATCAATGGGTTAAGTATGTTCATTCTGTGATAAGACATAAGTCTCAACTTTAATATTAAAGAATATGACAACAATACATCTACATGACAGTTTTGGAAAAGCTTTAGGATTTAACGAGATACAACTAGCTATTGGTAGTGTAGGAGAAGCTTTACGAGCCTTAGAAACCTTAACTCATAAAGCTTATCAATTTTTACACGACTCTTCCCGTCAAGGGGTAGAGTTCGAAGTAGTTTTAGACGGAGAGTATTTAGATGAAGATACTGCTGCTTGCCATTTCTTAGATAAATTAGAGCTACATTTTGTTCCTGTGGTAACGGGACAAGGCGGGGGCGGGGGAAATAAAGGAGTCCTTACTGCTATTGCAGGAGTAGCTCTCATCGGATTAGCTATTTTTACTGGAGGAGCTTCTTTAGTTGGAGCTGCTATGCTTGGAGCCAAAGGAGCTACTGGAATGGCCACTTTAGGTATTGTAGGAATGATGGGGGTAAGCTTAGTTATGTCTGGAATTTCTCAACTATTAGCCCCTGTTCCTAAACCTCCAGGAGCTATTGGAGCAGCAGAAGGAGCCCCGTTAGTAGGCCCTCAAATCACAGCAAGCGCAGTTGATTCAGATAGAGGAGAAGATACTTCCACAGCGCAAAGCTATATGTTTTCAGGGGCTACTAATTCTACGCAACAAGGAGGGCCTGTTCCTATCTGTTACGGGGAACTAGTAGTAGGTTCTCAAGTGATATCCACTCGATTTTTAAATAAAGACATTCCTGTAGATGAAAACCTAGCGAACACTGGACAGTCAAGCGGAATAGAATACGGAGACCCTCCTACTTATGACCAAGCAGAATACTAGTATTAGAGGACAAGGAGGGAAACCTAAGCCTCCTCCAGAGCCAGATCCTAGAGACTTTATATTCGCTCCTCCTCCAGATAACGGGTATGGAG